AGTGTTTCTATCTTCTGCTGTAATTCGTCTATTTTAAGGGCATGTGAATAAGCTAATTTATATGCACCATTTATAACTCTTAATTGTTCTAAAATTTTATCCATGTGTATTAGTGTTATTTCTAGTAGTAGCTGTATTAGTTGTTGTGTTATTTGTTTGATTTTGTGTAACTCCTACACCCTCTGCCCATATCGTACCATCACAACAATCAGGACTATATGTATCATCATCACATAAACAGCCACGTTTACCATTATTTTTAGTAATTCTACTAGGTGTTTTCTTCATTGATAATATCTTTTATCTTTTGTATTAGCATTTCGTCTTTAGATAGTTTTTTTAATTGCATTTTATCAGCGAAAAAACCCTCTATACTAAAACCATTTACTTTATTTAGCTTGACATCATTCCACACCTTTTCATTCTCAATCTTCATGCTAATCATCCATGTGCCTTTAGGTACATTAAAACCATAGTGTTTAGACTTGTCCATTTCAGGATCTGAAACTATCCATGATTCTACTACTATACCACCATCAAAATCATAGGCATGTTCATATGTAGCATTATTTTGATTAGATTCTTTTAAAAATAATTGTGATGCCTTTTCTATAGTTTCTTTACTAAAAAAGATATAATATTCACCTATTTCATCATCATAGCGATATATCTGTTTAGATGGAATTAAAGCTACACCAGTCAAAATACGTTTTTCATCATCTGATGCTTTTAGCATTACTTGTTTATTTAATGCTATCCAGTCTACCTCAACGGCTGGTGAATTAACTACCGAAATAGCTTGTACTCCTACTTCTTCAGATTCTTCGTCTATTACTAATTCTATGACTTGCATATATATATAACTTTAATTTTTAAATTGTCGCATTTTCTACCCTATTTCGATCTAGGCTTTGTGCTGATGTTACATCACCACTAACTACATATGCTTGTAATGGCTGTTGTCCTACACCCTCTGTATCATTTAATTCAGCACCACCTACTATATTAAATTCAGGTGTAATTACATCACCACCACCACCTACATTAGTATTAGGTGTATCAGGTGTTTGTTGGTTACTACTAAATTTAGTAGATGCAATTTTGGCTATGTTAGTAGCTGATGTTAAGGCTGTTAGGGCTAAACTTGCAATACCTACTGGATTAGGCACTACACCAATAGCTAAAGGTGCTGATGCCAAACTTGCCACCACAGCTTTTCCAGCATCTATTACTGCACCTGATAATTGCATAGCCTTATTAAATTTGAATTGCTTTTTTGCTAGTTCTTCTTCTTCTTTAGATCCCTTTTTTACTTTTGCCATTTTTTGCGAAAATACTAAATCACCTAAATTTTGTAATGCATCAGAACTTCTTTTAGCCATATCAAAACCATCATTAATAGCTTTTAAATCTTCTTGCCTTTTATCTTCCCTATATTTATCTTCTATTTCTTTTATTTGTGCTTCCCTTAATTTTACTATGTTTACAATGCTATCACCATTTGCTATAGCCTCTTGTTCTATAGTATGGTATTTATCCCTTACAGCTTGTATTTCTAATGCTTGTGCTGTTTTTTGACTATCAAAATATTCATTATCTACTTCTTCTAGTCTAGCATAATAATCCATTTCTAATTCTAATAAATTATTTTGCCTATCTTTTTCTATTTCTGCTAGTTTTTCAGCTTGTTCTTTTGCTTCTTCTATTTCTTCAGCATCCCTATCTGATCTCATTTGCTTTTCAGTAGCTGTCCATTCTACTTCCATAGCTTCACGAATAGCATTTTTTTCTTTTCGTGTTAAATTTTCGTTTTTTAATACATCATCATATTCCCTTTGCCAGTTTATTTTTTCTTCTTCTAATTGCTTATCAAAAATCTGCTGGTTTATTAAAGTTAAATCTTCACCTTGTGCTTCTAATAAAGTTTTTTCAGTTTCTAATGCTAACATTTCAGCATTTAATTCTCTATCTACTAATTCACGTTTAGCATCTAATCTGTTTTTAGCATATGCTTTATATTCATCTTGTTTGCGTTTTAATTTATCTTTGTTTTCTGCTACTTCTTCAGCATCAAATATTTGTAAATCTTTTTGTAAACTTTCAACATCCCCTTTAGTTGTTTTAATCCATTTTTTTGTTTCTTTTTCCCTAAATTCATTTAATCTTTTATTTGATGCTTCTAATCTTCGTTCTACATCAAAAGTATGTGAATAAATACTCTCGTTAGCATCTCTTAATATTTTTTGTTCTTCATTAGATAAATCATTCTGGTGTATTATACCTTCATCCTTTACTTTTTGTAATACTTCTAATGCCTTTTTTTGTTCCTCTACTCGTTCTTTTATGCTGTCAATAGTATATCTAGCTTCTTCTTCAAATTTTTCTTTATCTTCTTTTGCGTTTCTTTCTGCTTCTGCTATAGCATCTGTTATTATCTTTCGTTCTGCTTCAGCTGTTTCTTCACCTTTTGCCTTTGCTAAATCAATTTCTTTTTGTGCTAATTTTCTTTTTAAATCATATTCTTTATTTAATCTATCTTTTTTAGCATTCCATCTATCTTCATCTTCTTTTGCTTCTTGTTCTCGTCTTTTAGCATCTGCTTTTTCTTGTTCTGCATTTTTACCTTGACCTATACCTAATGCTTTTAAACCTTTTTTTACAGCTTCTATAGTTATAATCAATGGTGCAAATGCTAATTTTAAAAACTTAAATTTTTCTATTGCATTAGAAACAGCTTTTTTTACTTTATCAAAATTTGCTACTAACAATCCTACAGCTACCACTATCGCACCAATACCAGTACTAATCAATGCTAGTCTTAATATTTTTAATGCACCTGATGTACCACCTATTGCTGTAGTTAAAACATATTGAAAACCAGCTGTGATTTTAGCCTGAATACCCATGCCTTTTATAGTATCAGTAGCTTTTTTTAGACTAGCTAAACCACTACCTAATCGCATAGCCTGATCAACATTTTTTAAATTACCTTCTAATGCTTCACTTTCTACACCTACTAGCGACATGCTATCACCCATAAAACCAATAACTTCACTACCAGCCCTAAAACCTTCATTAGATTTTTTTAGGTTTTTATCTAATTTTGTTACTTCTTTATTAGTTTTTTCAAATGATTTACTAGTTTTTTTGTTATAATTAGATGAACTTTTTTCTAACTTTTTATTAGTTTTTTCTAATTCTTTGGTGCTATCATTCAGATCATCTACAGATGATGTAGTTTTTTTTATTTCTTTATCTAGCTTTTTGTAGTCTTTTGTAATGTCTTTTACATTACTTTCTACTTCTAACTTTACTACCTTTTCTTTTGCCATCTTTTCTATATTTTAATTCCCTTTTTTTTACTTTATAAATTTCTTTAAAAGTATATGGAATTTTATATTTGCCTTTTAATGTGTCTATTTCTTCACTCGTGTTTTCATCTGCTATACCTAGCATGTTGATTATGTTTTGTATTCTTTTCATTAATTTTGCTGTATAAAAATCTGATTAGAAACTTGATCACCATTACTTAATGTATAGGTGACACATATTAAAATTAATCTAGCACCATCACTTTCATCTGTTACTAGCTGTAAATTATCTTCAGTAGTAATTCGTTCACCTATTTCAGTTATTATAAATGTATCACTACCAGTATTTTCAGGTATGCAAATTTCTACACGTTGTTCTTCAGTTATTGTACTAGGTGTAATAGTAACACCTGATACAGATGGTGATGTGCATTCTGTAATCGTACATGATACAGCATCTTTTACAAATGGTATAAATACATCTAAACATTGTGCATCAGGATCAGGTTTTATAGGTGGGAATAATGGTGGAATATCATCTAAAATCATTTTCCTAAAATCATTCACTAATATTAATGTAGCCTCACCTGATGTTAATGATGTTTTTATATTGTTTATGATATACCTTTTATCCCTAATTACTACTCTATCATTTAATTGTAGTGTAGATGTAATAGATAATGGTAATCGTGTTTTTATAGTTAATTCCCTATTTTTTGGATCATATAAATTTTCTATATAACCCTTATAATAAACACTATATAAACTATTAAAATTTTGTGTTTCTAATAATGTAGAATTTTCACTACCCCAGTTTAAACTATAATCACTTCCCATGTCTATAGTATCTTGACCAAAAGGAATATAGGTAGTAATGTTATCTGTATTAGTTAAATTATCTGTTAAATAAAATGATACATCTTTTTTTGTGTATTTATATAAAGTAATAGGTGCTGGTACATATGGTTTTAGGTTTTCGTCTATACAATACCCTACTTGAAGATCAGTATTAGTAAATTTGCTAAATAATAGATTTTCAAAAATTACATCTATTTTATAATCCCCACCCTCGTAATCAAATGCACTAGACAAATTACCATATTCTCGCATAAAAATATTAGCAAATGCTCTATTAGTAATAGATTTACTTTGCTTATAATTAAAGCTGATGTTTTTATATAGCTTGATTCTTTTTACATCTATAGATTTTAAATCAGTATATTCAGTTATATCATATATACCACCTTTATTATACCATTCTTCGATAGTTTCTATTTGATAAACGTCTGAATTTAAACCATATGCTGTTAAATTAAATAGCTTTAATACATTAGCAAAATAATCTGCTACTTTAATATTAGGTGCTGATGTACCTAAATTTTGAAAACCAGTAGTACCTATGCTAGTAATTTCTACGTATCTTGTTAAAAGCTGAAATGGTGGTAAAGTAACTAATATAACTTCATAAAAATATACTAGCCTAATATCACATGTTACTGGTGTTTCACTTCTAAATTCAAACCTTACTTTACTATTTAAACTTGTGTTATTAGGGTTTGATTCTTCATAAATTGTTATGGTTTGATTACCACCACCAGTTACTTCTATCGTATCTAATAGCTGATTAAATCTATAAACATCTATAAAATATGTAACATTTGTAGGGTTTATATTAGTTATTTCAGCTTGAATAAAATGTGTACCACTATCAGTAATACTACCAGCGAATACTTCCCATGTTACATATGATAATTGAATGCTATTATCAGTATCATCAAAAGTTACTTCACCAGTTAAACCAATAGGTTCGGTATATGGAAAAGGTGGTGCATAGGTATTAGATCCAGCATATACACTAATAAAATCTAAAGGTATAGGTGGTGATACATATGCATATTGTGATGTATTTTTAAAATATGTATAAGCACTTGTAAATCTAGGATCATCTAAAAACCCACCATTAAATGTGATTCCAAATTGTGACTGAATTATATCAAATATAGATTTTATCCTTACAGCTGGGAATAATTCTGTCCAAACTATAGCACCTTGTGGTGTATCTATGTTTTCATCAGGTGTATTAAAATTGCTATATTGCCAGTATCTTTCAGGACTTATTAAAGGATAACGTACATCATAATCAGTAGTATCATCTTCTATCCTCGTTTTTATTTCATCGTATGTATATGCATGACCTAAACTTGACCAGTCTAAATCAGCTAATTTTAATTCACCAAAAGTATCTTTTAAGCTAACAAGATCACCATAAAATGTTAGCTGATAGCTATAGGGTTCACCATTTTCTAATAATGCTTTTTCTAGTTGTATTCTACCACGTTTAAAAAAAGTACCATCTATTTCTATAGTAGCACTTCTTCTAGTAGCTGGGTTTAAAAAGTCATTCTCATATAGTATTACTTCACTATTATAAAAATGTCGCATTATAACATTGTTACTAGGTGATGCTGGTATGCTAAAACTTTGTGAAAAATCAGTAAAAATTTTACTTATATCTTGGACATTTTGAATACTAGAATTGATGCTAATATCTTCATCCTTAAATAGTTCTATTCGTTCACCCTCAATATATAGCTGTACTTTACGTTCCATTAAACTAAATTATTTATGACTGCATTTGCATATTCAAATTCTAATTCGTAGTTAATCATTTTCTTGTTTATATGCTCAAATAATTCAGTACTATTTGTGTTTAGTTTCGCTGGTTTATTATCTATTCTTATTACTTCAGATAGCATTAATGGTTTTAAAACTGATTCATTAAACGTATCTTCTACCCAGTCAGTATTTACTTTAATACTTTGCGTTGCGTTTAAATTAAACACTTTAGTTTGCTCAATGGACGGGTTATAGTATATAAGGTCTTTATTGAATGGATTATAATTCTTTTTAGTTACTGCAATATTTGTTTTACTTGTTTTGAAAAATACTACCCTTTGCCATGCACCTAGCTTATTTACAAAATCACAAATGACTGGTGTATATTTACATTCATCTTGTGGTTTAAATGTCCATGTAGCTAATGTAGTACCTAGATTATCAATGTATTCTACCTTATTTCCTACACTAGCATAGGCTACAAATACAGCATATGCTTTTACCACATAGCTATATGTACTACCTAAACCACCTAATGTAAATTCATTAAATGCACCAGTTTCTAAATTCGTGTATTTAAACTTATAACCATTAGTACCTATTACCCTAATATCACCATTTTTATTTAAAAAAGGTTGTGTACCTGATGGTATGTTATTAGGATCATACCAATAGGTAAAAGTATCACCATCTTTTTGCCCATAGATAGATAGTTCAGGATTATAGCCTTGTTCATAATATCCATAGCCATCAAAACAATAATACGTTTTAGTATCTAAAACCTGATACCCAGTTATTTGTAATTCATATCTAATTACTTTTACATAGCACCATTCATTAAAATTGCTATCTTCAGGAAAAACATTTACAGCTGGATCATTACCTATAAATGATATGTGTTCTTTTATGTAGTGACTAATATTATATAGCATCTGTAATTTATTAGGTGCTGGTATTTGTTTACTCAATACATATGTAGGTGCTGTAGGTGGTGTATCACCCTCATTCCATAAATACAATTCTATTTTAGAACCTATGTTAAAAGGTTCATTTACCTCTATCATATATGGTGATCTACAATATATAGGTTCTGTTTGTAAATTAACTATGCTCATTATTCGTTTATTAATTCAAAATAAAGTTGTTCTGTATCTTTTAAAATCGCATCTGCTAGTTTAGTATCTAAACCCTTTAAAGTTTTATCCCATGCTTCAGTAAAAAAATGACTAGGTTCTATACCCTGATGAAAAATGCTTTTTGTCATAGCATATCTGATACTATCCCTACTAGTAAATTTTCCTTTTTTTCGTTTATCTAGTCTTTTTCTTACTATCCATTTATCAATGCTTTTAAATAGACTGCCTTTTCCTTTTCCTGATCCAAATTTAAATTTACTATTAGGTGCTTTTTGTTTACCACGTTTACCATTTACTTTAATGCTATATGGTTTATAACCCTTTACACCTTGATCTTGATAATAGCCATATTCTAGCATCCAAAATTCTAAAATTATAGTATTATCTTTTTCTACTATTTCATATCTAATACTATCAGCTAAAACCCCTGAAACACTTTTACCTTTACGTTTTAAATTACGCTTCGTGTTTTTAACAAGTTTATCACCAAATTTATTTAATTCACTAGCTAACATATAGTCATATGATTAGGAATTAATACGCTTATAGATGCACTCCATCCAGCTAAATAATTTTCATAGGCTTGTTCAAATGCTGTTACATCCATGCTAGATATTTCTAGTTTTTCATCCCATAAATTACCACGTCTTAAATCTTCATATAGCCTTAATAAAATATTGTATTGTGTATTCATTACATCTATTTTATTATCTACACCATCATCAGATATATCTACTATATCCATGCAGTAAATATCTACACTAAATAATACAGCATTATCTTGAAAAGTTGCTGAAGAAATTACTATATGTGCTAATGGGAATATAGTCTGCTTACCTAAATCTATTTCATCTGTTAAACCCTCTGTAACTAAATTAACCAAAGGGTTATTATTTAATGTTTCTTTTAGCTTTGTATATACTAATGCGTAACCCTCGTTCATCTTGTTCTGTTTAATTGTCGTTTTTGATGGTTGTATTCGATTCTATCTTTTTGTACTTCATAGGTGAGGAATGTGAATGCTTTATGTATGGGTAGGGATGTAACTTCGGTAAATCGTGTAACATCACCCTTACTGATTCTATAGATGCTATGATACCATCCATACTGCTTTGAGAATTGTCTGCCCTCACTATATTCTGATTCTCGTTCATCATCTTCATCTGATTTTTTAAACAGCTCATGGTATTGTTCAGTAATTCTTTTTCGATATTCCAAAAAAAAACCTGAATACCTAAAACAATATCTAATGGTGCATACTTCATAGGTTCATGAAAAGTATCATCACCCTGATATTCCATGATCTTATAAGTATCTTTATACGTTTCTATTATAGGTCTATATAAAACAGCCATAGCTTTATGCCAGTTTTTAACATCTGTTAAATTAGATTCTATATCTATATATTCACCCCATGACATATTTTCAAAATCAGTAATTAACCCAAATTCGTGTTTACCATATTTCCACCTTTTCTTGAATTTAGGCTTTGTATTTAAAACATTTACTACTTCTTCTATAAAAAAATTAACATCTTTTACAGCCATAGATCTTACATCTGTTAGCTTTACACCTAAAAATATTTCTACAAATTTATGTGCCATTAATTCTTCATCATTAGAATTTTGTGCTGTTTGCATCCATTTTTGATAATTCAATAATGGTATTTCTGAAAGTTTTGTAGGGTATATAATCTTCATTATTCAGGCATAGGTTCAGACCATTCAGCTGTTTGCATTAATAATAATGCTTCTTCATGTGTTAATGTTTGTAAAGGAACTACACTACCATCACTTATAAAAGTAGGTGTAGTATTCCATTTAATTATAAATTCAGTATTAGCTAAATTGTATCTTATCGTGTTTTCGCTTGTTTCCCCTATTTCTGAAAAGTCTATATTTGACAAATCACTTGTTTCTATTATTCCGTAATGTTCAAATCCGTGCATTTTATTTTATTTTAATTCGTTTTTATGTAGGTACGTCTGTTGACCTTACCACCGTGTTGTCTAATATTCCATCATTGCCACCTGTTCCACTATCTGTAGCAGTCAATCCTGTGCCTTCAAATCGCCACCAAGACAAAGGCACATTACTTAAATCATTCAAATTATTAGGTACTCCAGAATTATATATAGTAGATACGTCTGCGCTTCTGTCACTATTCCATATTGCTACCTCGTCCATTAATCCTTCATAAAAGTTACCCGTTGTATATCTTGCACCTAAACGCATATCTAAACCGCTTGTAGTAGTAGTTCCACCGCTTGTATTTGATGCATTTAAACTTCCGTCAATATATAGATACATATTAGTTGCGTTTTTAACGTATAAAACGTGATGCCACGCATTATCGTTAAAAGTACCTACACTACTCAAAGCCGTAAATGAACCGCCTATTCGCGAAAAACCTCTTATAGTTCCAGCACTTGTATAAATTCCATATTGGTCGCCCATACTCATAGCGTATTCAGTTCCACCACTATTTGAGAATTTTAACCACATACTTATAGAGATGTCGCCTGTAATAGCTAAACTACTTCCTGTCATACTTCCAAAAGTTACATAGGCATCAAGACCATCAAGTTCTATTGATTTAGTATTGCTAAAACTTGGTGTTGCTCCTGCTCCTGTTAAGTTGGTTTCTGGACTCCAACTATTATAATGTATTTTACCCCAGTCTATTGTGTTACTCATATCGTTCGTTTTTATGTAGGTACGTCAGTTTCAAAAGTTACTGTATTATCTAAAGTTAAATTATAACTACTTGTGCCACTATCTGCTATTGTAGTACCACTACCTTCTTCAAATCTATACCAAGATGTAGGTGCAGTCAAATTATTATTGTTTAAGTCATTAGGCGCACCACTATTATATAAAGTAGTTACGTCATTTCTTAAGTCAGAATTACTCCAAATAGCTGCTTCATCTAATAATCCAATAAATGGTATTCTACTACCTAAACTTATATTACGTGCAGCAATATATAAAGAACCACCACTTGTAGCTAAAGCAGTTCCGTTTTGTGCGTCTGAAATTGTTGCATCTACTCCATTAATAAATATTTTGCCTTTACTACCAGATGTTAAACTATAATCCAAACAAACTAATATATGTGACCAAACATTTAAGGTAATGCTTCCATTTGCAGTTCGTGTATCTTTTGTTCCTGTCCGAAAAATTATGTATCTACTACTATGAAAAACTATTCTAAATTGTTCCGTGCTACCATTATCCTCAACACTTGAAATAATACTTGTTGTTGCACTTGTAGGTTTTATCCAAATACTAAACGTCATTTGAGTATTACCGTTTAATTCAGAATATATGGTGCTTCCTACTGCTTCGGTATCTATGCCATCATATTCTGTACTATATGTATTGCTAAAAGGTGTTCCACCTGTTAATGCACCTTGTCCAAATCCTATCGTGTTATTTACTGCACCTTGTCCGTATCCTATTGTATTACTCATACTTATATAACAATGTTTCGTGTTTTTGTACCTTACTTTATGTAGTACTTATTTCTATGTGGGTTTTCTAATACCTTACTAATAAAATATCTACATGCATCTATGCCATGATTCCATAAATCTATAGGTACTGATTTATTTGTTTTGTCTATCCAGCTATAGTTGTTAAATTCTTTGATCAGGTTTTGTGATGATGGATCTATGATTATATCATATTCTAACATTAAACTAATTCCAGCTGTTACACTACCTTGACCTTTTGTACATTCTACTATGTTTAGTTTTCTATCAAACAATTCTTTGATTAGTCTAGGTTCTGCACTATCACCTACTATTAAATGATTACCAGCATATTTACTATTTAATTCATATAGCTGTGCTGTACTTAACCCAGTTTCATAAAAGCATTCAAATAGGTAGATTCGTTTTTTTGAACTATCTATACTGCATTTGATTAATGTATTAGGATCTTTTGAAAAACCATAATCTTGACCAAAACCTATTATATCACATTCTTTAAATTCCCCTATAGAGTAATTACTGAAGATAGCACCAGTAGGTTGTGACCTAATTCCAGTACCATAGACTTTCCACCAGTAATCATTTTTGACTTTAGATTCTATATCTTCTATCTGATCCTTTGTTAGATGTGGGTTATCTTTATATGTGGTGATTAAAGGTGGGTAATCATTTATGTAATCATCTAACCAATGATCTACTGGTAAAGCTGGGTTATAATCTGCTATAATTCTATATCTTGTTCTAGGGAATAATTGATCTATTGTGTCTTTAGGGAATTGATGTGCCTCGTTTATCCATAGAATATCCCTAGACCTACCATGTATTTTATTTGTGCTATCAGCACCATAGTAACTTATAGTATTACCGAATAAATTATACTTGCCATTAGTCATATTATGACATGTCCTATCATAAAGATCATGCTTCATTAACAC